CCAATTCAAAGCTGGGTCCATTAACCATCCACCTACTGTAAACAGCATACAGCGAGTAGGAAGTCCATTACCATAAGTATTACCATTTATATCATAAAATAAATTGTCATGAATATTGAAGTTACCATTTCTTCCAGATTCATGGCCTCCAGCATCACGACCAGTCATTTGAACACAACCGTTGCCGCTACGAACGATGTTATAGCGGAAAGTTATGTTTCTAACATGAGAAGAATCATTTCCGGCTGACGAAGTTGTGCCAGTAAGTAGAACTAGAGTTCCATCCTGAGCAGACTTCCAAACATTTTCAATGACATTACCTTCTATGACACAAGTGTCGCAATTCTTAAGTTCAAATGTATTTTTAACTTGCCAATTACTACCACTCGGGACTGTTTCTGCTGTGCCAGCAGCGCCAGTATCAGTAAATGTAGTTGTAGGAGAGTTAACAGAAAAACGAACATTCTGTCCACCTGAGGTTCTCCCATAAATATAATATACAGTTGCATTAGGGACGCTATTCCATGAAATCACAACCGAACTAGTAATTCCAGTTGTTACTGCCGAAACTTCAGCAGAGGCGGTTGACCTCGCAGTCTGATTAACTGCAACAAGATGCCTAGCCGAGACTCTATAAAAGTAAGTTCCGGCTGCCAAAGTTCCGCCGGTAGCATTAGGCGTTGCAGTAACATTAGATGGAGTTGGAACAATACCATTACGCCATGAAAGTGGACGTGTAAAGTGATTCTTTCTAATGGTTAAATCTTTAACAACAACTCCATAATCAATATCGCCGGGGGTATCGACCGCGGCCGTATATGCTGGAGTCCAAACTACGCAATTAGCATTCGCGCTGCCCGTGCAAGTTGAACTCCCTATACTTACAACTTCTGCATATTTTTTGGCACCGGCGACGGCCATAGAAATTCCTTGGCCAACTTCAAGGTCTGTAACCGCAGACCAAACTGCACTAGTAGTTGTAGCATTAGATACAACTGTCGGACCCTGAACGCAACAACCACTAGAGCCGCCTGTAAAGAAAGTCTCAGTTCCACCTGATACAAAATTATTTTCGACAGTTACAGGTCCAGTGGTGCTCTGTATCCAAATTCCCTGCCCTTCATCAACAGACTTAATATCCTCAATGTAATTATCTTTAATAACTACATTTTTAGCGTGAATAGCCATTCCTCTAAACTGACCAGTAGCAGAATCACCATGAACATAATTCTGTTCAATAATGAATTGGTCAGGTATTAAAGCTTTAGAGCTTTGGCTAGCAGAACTATCATTTCCAAGATTAAGTAGGGCATTACCACCATAAGTATTAGACTTAAATTCAAGCCACTTAATTCTATACCATTTAACAACGGCTGGAGCAGCCGCAGTTGTAAGAGCCGGAACATTGTTGCTACTAACTTTTAGCTTAGCTAACTTATCAATAAAAACTGGAGTAATACGAATATTTTCAGCCGGAAAGTCGGACGCGGGAAGCTCAGTTCCAGCTGAATTTACTCCAGTTCTAATGGTAACATAACAAGTGCTATCGTTAGCTGGACAGCTCTTTTCTTTTATTGTGAAGTTGCCAAGATATTCAATGTTCTCTTGAAGTAAACAAGAATCTCCAGCCTCAGCATCATCTAGGCAAGACTGAAGCTGTGTATTTGTATATGTTTCATCTCCTGCTCCAGAGGTTCCGCCGACATAAACCTTGCGGATAGTTTGTGCCTCTATGTTAGAGGCGAATAGGAGAACAAGAATAAAAGTTATTTTTTTCATTATGCTACTGTAATAGAAGCTACATTTCTTGGTTGACCACTATCATCCATCATGACTGAGAACACCTTGCGGCCCTCACTATCAAACTCAGATGTAAACCAAACCTTTTGACTTTCATTAACTTTACCAAAAGAGAAAAATTGAGTTATTAAGCCCCCAATGACTTCTTGGTCAACAGCCGCAGAGCCGGTAGTAACTTCAATGTTAATCAAATGCTGAACTGCTACTCCACTTGTTCTATTTCTTTCACGAACATAAAAACTATAATGTCCTGAAATAGTTGGCGCCCCAGCTAAAAAACCTCTAGTTAAATGCAAATGCATTCCTGGAGGGGCTTTAGCAGTGGAGCCGGGAGGAATATCCCAATCATACCCCTCAGAACTATCTCCAAACTCAATTACTGTGGGTTTGTCAATAGGAAGAGTATATAAATCCTGAACTGCTATAAATGGCATTATGCTCTCATTTATGCAAGAACTCGCGCCCAAACATTTGCACTTCCACCAACTACCGCTACTGAAGAACGAACTCTCATAGCTTGATGCGGCCCATTAACTGTCACTGATTTAGCTGAGTTTGCGGCTGCCCATGCAACGGTCCCAATAGTTTCCCAAGTTCCTGTAAAATCAGGGTCATGGCTAACTTCAACTACAAAAGTTCCAGCAGTAGTTGCGGCACCGAAATTAATATAAACAATAACTTTATTACACTTCTGAACAGCATTAGAGTTTATTGGCAAAAGTGTATTAATTGCTACAATTGCCGCCCCTATCTGTTCCCATAATAGTTGAACTGGAGCTGCCATTAGTTCATTTCCTCAACTTTCTCTTTAGGTTTCTCTTTATTTTGGTCACTATTTTTAGCTTTTTCTTCTTTTTGTTCAGCCTGCAATGCCATCTGAATAAACATCAAATGCTGCTGCCCGTGCATTCTAACATTCATAAATCCGGCAGGATTAGTTTCCTTGGCATCCATTCCAATCTCAGAGTTCATCCACGAGACGATTGTCTCATATTCAACCTGATGATTATCCATATCAGGGTCAACTTCAACTGAAGGACCAAATTGAGGTGGCATTCCAACTGCTCCTGGTCCTTCCATTGGGGGAAGTTCTTCTTGCATTCCTTCCATACCCATTCCTTCTTCTTCCATTCCCATTTCTGGTCCCATCGGTCCCATTGGACCTGGAGGCATCATTTCAATAGGCTCTGTCTCAAGCATCTTTTGAATTTCGATAAGCTGCTTAGTCCTAGCATCATCACCAGGAATATAAAAATCCCGAAATCCAAGATACTGAGAGAGAAGCCCTGTATTCTCCGGGTGAAATAAAGCTTCACCGATATACTCATTTCCAAGTTGAAGCAGTTGCATAAGCAAATCTCGCTTCTGCATCCAACTCATAGGGAATGTTTGAGCAATCTCAGGCTCGGCTTTGCCAACTTTACCAGTTAACTCATTCTGTCGAATGTAAACATTAATGAATGAATGAGATTTACGCTGAACAATTCGTTCATCTTCGGTCATGTTGGAAATGAACGAGCGAACTGACTTGTCCATCACCAACGCCCAAAACTTCGAGACAATTTTCCATGTAGTTTGAAGTCTCTGCAAAGCCTGATTACGACTCATCTGATACTCTGCGGCCGTTTTAGAAGCCGAAGGCATCGAGCCGCCATAAATCGATGGAAAAGCACCACTTACAAACTGACCATCAGAATCTAATTCACGCTGAAACTCAACTGCTTCCTTAGGAAAGGTTGCAGTCTTAAGAGTTGTAAATCCAGACTCTAAGCTCTGTCCTACTGGAGACTTAGCTGGATAAATCTGACCTGGAGTATTCTCATGCTTTCGATACGCATCAAAATCTAGAACTTGAGGGTCAGCAAATGTCTCTGGTATACCATATTCGATAGTTTGAAGCTTAAGAACAATAAGCTCATTCCGCATCTCTTGAATTGGAATGAGAGCCGCTCCGATAGGTTCAGCATGAATATGTGAGCTGAGAGGAGAAAGCGTAAATGTCCAATGCTCATCAATCTTCTCAGGCTCGCAATTCGCAACTTTATCGTTGATGAGTGTAACTTTTACACCATCAGGATAAGTTTCTCGAAGATAATCATAAATCTCAGATCTATCTTTCTTAAATCGATTATAAGTCCAAGAACGAAGCCAATAACGACGTAGAGTAACTAGACCATGAGAAAGCTCACCTTGATAATCGGTGGAGAGCCGCGCCCATCTATCATATCTCTCTATATCAGATTCTTCAGTGATTTCCAAATCCTGATACAAATCACGAGCATAGTCAATATGACACTCAGTGTCAAGACCGACATAAGGAGTGTGCTTAGGATTAGTAACATAATGAGGAATTCTAAAACTGAGAGGTCCATAAAATTCAATTTTCTCTCTTTTCTTAGGTTCCTCGATTATTCCGTCTTGATAGCTCCTAGTTTCGGTGCGGCTATCGATGGCGAACGGCATTACTTCCTGCTCACAAGTTGGACAAACAGTAGGAGTTTCTTCTATTGCTCCCTCAAGAGGATTACCACAGTTAGGGCAAGCAAAGTCTTTAACTTCTACTTCTTCATCAACATAGTTAGGCTTTTCAATAGAGCCGAAGTCAAAGTCTGCAAGATTATAGTTATAAGCGCCTATTACACCCTGATTCCAAAGGATGTAAATCCCATACATTAAAAGATATTCGGCGTCATTACATTTGCCGAGAAGTTCTGATGCTTTTGTATATCCTTTAGATGTTTGAACGTCCGTTGGATTGTCAGCATCATCAGGAGGAAAAATTACTGCTGGAATATCTTGACTCAAAGCTGAGATGACACTCTCACCATGAGCGCGGCAGATGTTTACGATTTTATCTTGATAATAATAGTCAAGTTCTTCATTCGGCTCTGACTCACCAAGTTTACGATAATCCCGAGCCGCATAGTCCCAATAAATATTTTGAATACCCTTCCAAAAAAGCTCTAGCTTCTTCCAATAACGAACCATCTTCTCTCTGACAGGCTGTTCAATACGCTCGAAGTCCTCAATCATTTCCTTAAGGCACTTCTTAGCCTCTTCATCGAGTTGTTCTTTCTCTTCTTCTGCTCTAGCCTGTGCTTCTAAATCTTCTTCGGGCGGAACTACACCATCCGCTTCGTCAGACAAAACTTCATCTGGAAGCGCAGCCGCATCTTCTGGATTAACTAAAAGTTCCTCTTCTTCCTGGTCTATTGGATACATTATTAACTTTTAAGCTTAAGTAGGATTTGTAAAAATTTATCTCTCATCGCCTACTCCGACAAGATATAAATCCCTCCTCCTTAACGCAATCTTAAAACTGGACCTCCAGACATCATACCAAATGACTGAAGCAACCACATAATAACAATGATAACTAACACCACTTGAATAACCACAACAACCGGAGCCGGAATAGCCATCGCAGATGAAATTGCACTAACTGCCCAAAATATAAGACCGATGATAATCAATGCAACGAGTAAGCTAATGATAGACATTGAGTTGAACTCCTAGTTGAACTCCTAACGATGACCAGCCGTATCGCCACCAATACCACCCGTCCGTTGATGATTAGTCCTTCCGAAATAAAACCCAGTTACAAGATTTGCAACACCAAATAAAAATACTACTGCTGCTAATTGCATATCAACCGTGCCTAACCATTTTCCAAATACTGCTAATAAGCCTGATACAGTCAATGAAGCCCAAATAACACTGAGCGCAACTCTCATTTGGGTATTTTCCCAAATCATGTTGACCTGTCTCTGTCCAGCAGTTTTGAGAGATTCTTCAGATTCTGCTGGAGTTTCGTCTTTCACTGGAGCAGGAGTATTTTCCATTTATCTCATTTAACCCCCGAAGTTACACTATCAGGTAAAGGAGTAGAAGTTTCGGCCTTCTTCCGCCAATATTCCACTTTACTATTTTGCTCAGCCGCGGCCCTTTGTTTCATTGGAGATACAATACCTCTAACTTTATTCTGTGCTAGCTCCGTATTAGCACCATTCGGATTAGCACCACCTACATCTAATCTTAAAGCACGCATGAGCATTTGTTGAATGGCCTGCTTCTCATTCTTCTCGACTACAAGCTGGCCGCGAAGAAATCTAATCTCATCGAGATATTTGTCCTCGGCCTGTTCCCAATGCTCACATACTTTACATGGAGGGATGGTGAATATAGTCTTAATGCCTTCTCCGACCAAAGCGACGGACTGCTTGAGGCCCGTCATTCTTTGCTTCAAAACGCTCCATGTTGCGATAAAACTGAGTAGTATCCTGAGTCTGAGCGTATTTAGCGAGGATAGCATCCCTCTCAGCACGCTTGTCATGTTCCCTCCCACTTTCTACTACATAGCGGTCAACTGATTCTATAAGCATCCGAACCATATCGTATGGGTCATCACCATCAAACTCAGCTACATCTTCTGGAGATTTATCTTTATTTCCCTTCTCTTCATATCGACAGAGCGGGACTGTATCATAAAGAATTTCATTCGAAAAACCTTCAGGCGAACTCTCAAAAATTTGCAGCTTCGGTAAATTTGTCTCCGGCGGCTGCTCTTGGAAAAAGCTTAAGTATTCTTGATATTTAGTTGTCCCATGTTTCCGCAATATACTTTCAGCCAACTTCTCATCATACTGCTCAATAGGAACTGCTTTTGTAGGTTTAGGAACCCAACGAAGATATTCATGTAGAAGTGACTTTCCGCCTATCCTATCGCGCTTGCCAAGTCTTACTGTTGGAGATTCATGTCCTAATTCAGAATTCAATGCGGCCTGGACCTGCTGTAAAATAGTATGCGGCTCGCCGCGGTTCTGATTTGCTGAATGACAGATGATTACATCTTTAACACTATTCCATTCATCTTTGGTGAGCCGAATCATGTCTCCGACCCAATGTTCGATGTATGTTTTCTTCGCTGAATAAACACGATAAACATAAACACGACCATTAGGTGCGATAGCTCCCCAGCCGATTATTGTATAAGCTGCCCAACCCCAATCAATAGCTATAACCTTTGGCCACCAATCAGGAATTTCAAATGGCTCGATTACGTGTCGGGCATTTTCTGGCTCACCATCAATCGGCTCTAGACGAAATTCAGTAAAGACCTGGCCGCTAAATGTATACCAATCTCCTAACGCCTTAGCTTTATATTCAGCTTCAGGCAAGCCTTTCATATCCTCAAAGTATCGAGGTGTATTCTTAAGGAGATGAGGATTCTCTGTCCCAATACATTGTAAGAAGTATCTACGAATTCCGCTTATCTTATCCCTAAGGATTTTTCCCCCAAAAGGATATGGGTCAACAAATCTATTACGAAAGAAGAGGTGACCAATATTTCCCGGATTTGTAGCTGAACGAGCAATAGCAGGTAAATCTGGAGTAGCTGACCGGCGCCGAGTAAGAGTAAGATATAAATATTGAAATTCTGTGAAAGACGTAGATTCATCGTATGCAACATAATTATACTGAACTCCATCATACTTACGAATGTCTTTCTCTAGTTCAGCATGACCGAAGCGCATCTTTGCGCCATCGTTGCCATACTTATCTTTCCAAGTAAAGGTCTTCTTCTGCTCGTTCCAAATCGCTCCAGTATTAGGATACCACTCTTTGGCGCGGTCAATAATCTCGGCGTCGAGTTCTGGTCCAGTTCTACGTAGAATTATACCTTTGAACTTAGGGTGCTCATGAAATCTATAAATCAACGGGAGCATAACAAGTAATTCACTCTTACCCCCGCCAGCCGCACCTCCATATAATCCCTCTGCAACATCAAAGGGAACTTGAATGAACTCCTGCTGCTTTTTATGCGGCTTCCAAGCGAGTTCAATCTGTGATTCTACTTGAATCTGCTCCAATTAAAGAACCTTAAAAAGAACTAAACAACCTTACTCACTGCTCCAGCTAGGATTGTAGCCTTAGCAAACTCTAGGTTCTTATCGATGTAATACACATTAACAAATAACTCTTTACCCAACTTCTCTACACCATCCTTAACTACAATTTCATGCTGCACAGAGTGAACTCGACCATAAACAACTTCAAATTTTGCCTTCTCCTCAACTACAGCAGGAACTTTAACTGGAGTTGGAGTTGAATCAACTATAATGGGAACTGGAACTGGAGTGGGAACTGTAACGGGAGCCGGAACTGCTTCATGCTTAATCGTAAACTTTACAAAATCTCCGCGTTCCATAATTTTCTTCTCCTTCAACTGAGGCTTACGTTTGATTTTAGTTGTCTTAATCTTAATTGTTTTCTTGGCCTTAACTACTCTATTCTTAGCCTTAACATTACGTTTAGCCATAATGTTTACCTTTAAATTTAGGGGAATGGCCGCTCCCAGCTAAGTTAGTCCTCTAAAGCGTTCCTCGGCTTCCCACCCTTCAATGGAAAACAACAGGTTAATGAAAGGACAATTCGCTGAACCATTCCCCTAAAACTTAATAAAACTCACCATCAAATGTCAATAGTCTCATACTCCTCGGAACTCTTCATTCGCGGCGCATAGATTACAACATTAACTTGAGGTTTATTATCTTGCTCACCCGACTTCAATCGACCTCCAGTTCGTTCTGCAACTTTAGCCATCTCCGCGGCAATATGAGCTAAATCTGTAGCTTTCTTAACTTCAGGTAACTGACATTCAAGCTGTAAGAAAGCTTGAGTAATCAAGTCCAAAGCTTGATTGTGAATAGTGTCTTTTTTATTTTGAATTTTAGGTGCGAGTTCTTCGTCGGCACCTTTTGAGTGAGTTACGACTCCAGAAGAAAGGAGAGAGGCGCGGGAGGGAGTTGTGTTGTGTTCTTTTGCCGCTTCAACACAACCTACTTCAATTGCGGCTGTAGCTATTTCTAATCTCTTTTCATCAGTATCATTCTTACGCCCCGGCGGCCGACCAGCGCCGTTGCCTTTACCACACTTACGAATTTCTAGTGAGTCTTTATCCTTAACTCTCAAGTTGAGTTTATGGATAAGATTATCCAAACTAGATAGGCGAGTGTTGGCTTCTTCGTTTTCTATAAACATTTTAATATTAAATATTAAATATTAATATTATTAAACGATCCGCGGACCCCTAGGCTCAAGTCTAGCACGCTTGACGGAGGGTGTCAATACGAAAAACCTTAGGAAAAACGCATATTCTTCTTTGTTCATTTACTGAACACTGAAATTATCTTTTTATTTTGTATGGAATTGTGAAATATTACTAATTTATTAAATTTGCATCCATGAAATTTGCTGAGCCTCCCTCCGGTCGGGGGGCCGAGAGGCTCCCGGAAGATGGCATATGGGGTATTAAGGATGGACATAATGACCTAATTAGCTTTGCAATGTAAAGTAATGTGTAGTGCAGAGTAGTTAGGTAAAAAAGAAAGCGACTAATTATTAGTTAGTCGCTTTGTTAAAGTAAGTAGCTATCGCGTTAGCAGCGGCAAGGCAACACCGAATGATGCCTCAGCGTATGTGATGATACGCTCGACTCTCAGCCAAAACATATCAACCTTTTTCTGCGGCAGATTGCTATCTACTATCTTCAACCATTCCTTTGCATTCAGAAGACGCGCGGCAAATTCACGCAGCGTATAATCATCATCCTGCATCCCTTGATAGCATGTGAAAGGTTTGTGTTTACCTTCGTAAAAAACTAAATGGTGGTCGATACAAAACGGGTGCGCATCGATTGTTACCATCATATTTCCGCCGTGCCTATCGGCATTCTGTATCAGGTAATCGAACAGGAAAATATTCGTAAGCTTTTGTTTGTTCACCTTATCTGTGATCGAGCTAGGCGT